AAATCAAATATAATGAAAAAGGTAGGGATAGGTATTAAAAAAGTAAATAAGAATAATTTAATCAAATATTATAATAACTCACTATTATTTTAATAAAAATAATAGTGAACAGCTGTAGCTATGCCAAAATTTTGAAATGGTTTATTATATTGTTGTAAAACAAATACTTCTTTTAGTATAAAATTTTGTCCAATTTTAATTGGAATAGCTGTAATTTATAATTAGTTTCCAAAAAATTAATATATGTATCAATAGTCCCATATTTACAATTTATTATTTTTGGTTCACCTGTTGAACCTGATGTGAATACTGTAAGAAAATTATTGTCTAAATTAATATTCTTCTTAATTCCACATGTTAATCTGTTGTTTTTAACAAAATTAATTACACTATTATAATCTATACTATTTTTCATACTATCATTTTCAGTATCTATAACAATTTTTGGAGATAATCTATCTAATTTATATTTATATGATTTACTGTTTTTGTTTAATAGTATCATATTTTCTCCAGATTTTAATACTCCAAATATAGTAACAATAAGATTTACATCAACATTTGTAAATGCAATACATATTAATTTGTTACCTATCTGAACCTTTTGGATAAAACAACATACTATATCAGATAACCTATCTATGTCCTTGTACGTATAAAATTTTCTCTGATATTTAACAGCTATATTATCCCTAAATTTACATAATTTCTTAATAATCATTTATAATGAATAAAATTGATAAAATAATAATTACAATATATACATATAATCATATTATAATTATACTATAATTATAATATACTATGGGGATTATAATTTCAAAAGATAGCAAAAATTATAAAAATATGTACATGAATCTAGATAAAATTAATTATTTAGCAAGATCAGATAATAATATTGATAAATATGTAATACATACAGCAAATAAATATTCTGCTAATTGTCAAGTTATACTCGGATTAACTGATGATATTAATAATACTTTTACAAAGTACAGAAATAATCAAAAATACAACAATTATAATCTACTTGCTGTATTATATTCAACTGATAATAATGACAATAATAATGATATAAATAAAATATTATTTGATATTAAAAAATATCATAAAATAATAGGTTCAGGAAATACTTTATACATGCTAGCTAAAATATAATATTATTATCATCAACGATAACTGTAACGTATATTTGGGAAAATCCACAATATTCAGTTCCAAAAGCCCAATCTATAACACAATTATATACATTATCACATGATGTAAGTACATGTAAATATTGTGTATCCCATTTATTAATAGATGATACATACTTATTGCTCTCTATTGCACCTATATTTGCTTTATTTAATATAGTTGTAATATAATTATCATTAACAATTTTATTATTATAATTATGTATTCTTTTGACTTCGACTGCAATTTTGCATATTTCATCGTATTGTAAATTGTCCTTCTGTGATAATCTAAGAATATAATCTGTCTTTTTCGTAAAATTATAAGAGTATTTAATTTCTGATTCTGCTTTATATAAGGTAGAATCATATCCACTTTTTGCAAATATATCATGCATTAAATTTCCTGAGTAAACTTCAGACATCTTGCTATTATCGCACAAACTGTCTGAATTCATTAATTTTTTGCCTACTTTATTTAGGCCGAAATTTTTAATACTTGCTGTGTTTTTATGGATAATTATATTATTTACAGTAGAACTTGGATATCCCATAGTGTAAACACTTGGCGGGTTTAGTGGGACAGTAGAGATTATTTTTAGTACTATTGTTCTGAACATGGTCGAAATCAAAATCAAAATATTCTGCAGAAATTATACTAATAAATTCCATATATATACCAACACAATACCATAAAATACAATTTAACCTTATTTTATCAATTTTTTTATACTATAAATACAATTACAATACATCTTTATTATCAATATTATATCCATTATTTATAGTATCATGTATTTTAATAAGTGCTCTTGCTCCTTTGTTTAAATCTATATTATTATCTCCTACAAGTCTCTTTTTAACTATACTTATATCAAAATTTGTATATGGTTCATAAGATATGGCTGTTATTAATTTATTTTTTTTATGTATTCTTCCTTCAAGTGCTTTATTATACTTGCATAATATTACATCTTTTATTGTTTCTCCATATGCACATCCATAAAACATTTTATTGTTATTTTTATTTTTGATAAGATATATGTATCCGTCTGTATTATTATAATTATTACTATCAACATAATATTTGTTAAATAAATATCTCTGGATGTATAAGAAAAAATTCTTTTTAATTAAATTTTTTGTTTTTGTTTGTACTCTATCCTTAAACAATTTTTCTGATTCATCTAAACAATATCCCCTATTATAACCTTCCAAAATAGAATTATTTACCATTTTTAAATAATCAACTCTTAACATCATATCAAATGGTGAATTGGCATCATATTTTTCTAACATTTCTAATTTAAATTTTTTAAGAGGATACATTTCTAAATCCTTCTTGAGGTTATCATTATCTTCATGAATACTTTTAAGATATTCTATTAAATCAGTATCCTTTTTTGCGCCACCAATAAATGATCGTTTATTTGGTATACATGTAATTTTGTATATATATCCCTTGAAAGGAGTAAACCTTTCCTTGAATTTATTAAATACATCATAATATACATCTATCCTTTTCTCATATAATTTATCCTCTTTTGATACATTAATAGCTGTACATTTAGATTGGCCACCTGTTTGACTGGGGTTTTTGTTGAAATGGACAGACTTGTGGTATTTTTTTCTCTCAAATATATCTTTTTTTGTCTTATAATTAACAAATTCTAATACACTAAATCTAATATCTCTAATATCAATACCTATGAAATTGTCAAATATATTTACCTCTTTTACATTTTTTTTATGAATATTCAATTTTATAAATGTTAATAGGGAATGAGTCGTATATCCTATATAACTATCTTGCTTCCTATGCACTTTTGCTAAATAAATAATAGCTATCTCTGGCAAATCTTTTTCAAGCACAGGGAATAAATCTATATTAGGTATACTCATATAGATCTCCGAATAAAGGTCTATATCTTTTATCATATCATCATCAATTATATATTTGTTCCTTCCTTGCATTATTTTATATTTTGATGTTCCTGTTACAATCCATCTTTTGTCATTTAATCGTGGTTTTTCACTTGAACTATTTATAATTTCTGATAATTTTCTAATAGTTTTTTTGTAATTATCTGCCATATTAACTGTAATAAATAAACCTATCTTATTATTTTTTATATTTTTGCGCTAGCATATATATGTATATATATATAAATATATGGGAAGTATATATGATAACTATTTGGTATATTTATACTATTTTTCTAATATCTTTTATAATATATATGTACTTTTACAAGTATAAAAAGTATAAATCAAAATATTTAAACTTTATCGGAGGTGAAAATGTTAGTATATCAAAAAATAAATTATTAGGTTCTCTTTATGGATTAGTTATTGGTGATGCTTTAGGATCTAGGTATGAATTTTTAGAAACAGATGAAGCAATAGATATGGTAAATAATGATATGGTAGGAGACTTTCTACCTATAAAAGGTGGTGGTCCTTTTGATATTCAAAAAGGTCAGGCTACAGATGATTCTGAGATGATGGTTAGTCTGCTGAATACTATATGTAGTGGGAGTTATAGTCAGGAATCTGCCGCTAAAAGTTATATTAAATGGTTTGACTCAAAACCACCTGATATGGGAAGAACGATAACTAAATCATTATTTACTAGAAAAAGGTCAAAAAATGCAATTGATATGATTAATAATAGCAGAGAAATGAATATGACTAGTTTGTCAAATGGATTACTTATGAGAATTTTGCCCTTAGGTGTTTTAGGTGCCATTGATAAAAGTATAAATCTTAAAAATATAACTTCTCTTGAAGCTGATCTAACACATCCACATAATATAAATAAAGCTGCAGCACATACCTACTGTATGGCTGTAAAGTTAACATTGGAAGGATATGATAAAAATATTGTGTTTGATAAATTGATGCTTCTTTCCAAAGATACTCCCAGAATCAGAATTATATTAAATGATGCTAACAATGGCCCTGAACCAACATATATGATTGATGACCTTAAAAATGAAATTTATATCAATACTGATGATAAGAAATATCAGGGTTATTTAGGTGTAGCCCTTCAAAATACTATGTATGAATATTTACATGGAAAAAGTTATACATCTTCTATGATTAATATCATAAAAAGAGGAGGGGATACAGATACAAATTGTGCGATTGCTGGTGGTCTGTTAGGAGCTTTATATGGGATTAATAAGATAGATAAAAGATGGATTAATACTGTTAAAAATGCGAATATTGATAGATATAGAAAATATCCATATCTATCACCTAATATAATAGACAATTGTGTCAATAAATTAATCTAAAAAATATAATATATTATCATCAATTGCTGTTGTTGTTGCTATTGTTGTTTGTGTACCTGTTGTTTGTGGAGGTGGTGTTGGAGGTGGTGATGGGGATGGTGATTTTGTTGCTGAATATTTCATGACTGATAATATATATGGCCACATTATTTTATGTTATAATATTGCTATTTCTATAAATAAAATTGTAATTATTGCAAATATAATTACAAGTACTGCAAACATTTACTTATATCATCAATTCTATTTTCATATGGAGATATCATTACACTTACTAAATCACTATCAGTATTTGATATATTACTGATAGAAATAATTCTTTCCATGTTTGTTTTAAACATGTTTATCAATTCAAAAAATAAAACACCAGCACTATATATGTCACATTTTTTTGTGATAATACCATTATTAACTTCTGGTGCAACATAAATAGGATTCCCATATATATAAGATGGATTTTCTGTAATAGTTTCTCCATCAGATATAGCTATCCCAAAATCTGTTATTTTAACATTCAATTCACTATCTAGTAATATATTATTCGGATTTATATCTCTGTGAACTATTCCATTTTTATGTATATAATCTAGGCCATTTATTATTCCTTCCATAATTTTTTTGTTTTCATCCAAATTAATGGTTTTTCTTTGTTGAATGTATTCTTTTAATGTCCTATCACATAATTCCATTTGAATATTTAATATAGGTACAGGTTTTATCAATATATTGTTGTTGTTGTTAGTATCATCTTCTTTGATGGAGTCTATCCATGAATTGTGATATCTTACTATATTTGGATGATTTAATTTTGACATTAATACTACTTCTTTTAGTCTTTTTTCATATAATGTTCCTTTTTTAATAGGGACTTTTTTAATAGCATATTCATTATTATCACATTTATTTATAACTCTACTAACTACACCATATGCACCTGCTCCTAAATCTTCAATTTTTGTAAAATTATTATTTATATTACTTCTATCCTTTAATCCACTTAACTTTTGTAAAATACTTTGTCTTAATAGTTTAGTACTATCTGATATAGTTGACATATCTGTTATTATATTATTATTAAATAACAGATTAGATATTTTAGCAAATCTATCATTATCATTTATATAATCTTCTAAAAGGGTTGCTAGAAGTAATTCTTTCATATCTAATTTTTTGTTATTATAATAATTCACTTCATCCCCAAAAATTATCATTTGATCACTGTTCATATATTGTGTATTATGTGTATTATGTATATTATTCTGATAGTCAGATAAGTTTATAATTTCAATTTTATGGACGAATCACCAAACCTATCTAGATTATATTAGATTAGCGAAAATAGGAATAAAAAATTGATAAGATTATATTATATTATTTTTATGTATATACAAACAAAGCATATATAGGGATCATATGGCAAATAATAATAATGATTATAAAATTGCAAAAACATGTGCAAAATTAATACCTTTAAGATCAAATTATGAACTTGCTGAAAAAGTATCAGATACTTTAGATATACCTTTAACACATACAAATATAGTTAATCATGCCAATAATGAGATTAAAGGTATTATTGGAGATAATATTAGAAAATGTAATGTGTATCTTATCGGATCAGGAACTGATGGTCCAGTAAATTCTGTAAATGATCATATTATTGAAATGTGTCTTATTATAGATGCATGCAAAAGATCATCTGCTAAATCAATAACATTAATCATCCCGTATTATCCTTATTCTAGATCTGATAAAAAGGATGATGGTAGAACATCAATAGGAGGCTCTTTGATTACAAAATTATTAACAACATCAGGTGCAGACCGTATAGTTACTATGGATTTGCATTCTGGACAAATACAAGGATTTTCTGATATCCCTATGGATAATCTGTATGCTATTAATCTTTTCACTGAATATTTGACTAATACATATTTTCAAAATATGACAAATAGCATGATAAATGACAAATATGTTTTGATATCGCCAGATGTTGGTGCTATCAAAAGGATAAAAGCGTATGCACAAATACTTAAAATGAAATATGCAATTATGGATAAACAGAGAGATTATACAAAAGAGAGTGTTGTATTAAGTAGTGAATTATATACACAAGATGATGTTACTGGCAAAATAGCTATTATTATTGATGATATGGCTGACACATGTGGAACTATGATATCTGCATGTAATGAGTTAGGAAAAAAAGGAATTAGTAAAATTATTATACTTGTTACACATGGTATTTTCAGCAAAAATGCCATTAAGCGCATTAATTCATGTGATATTGTGCAAGATGTTATAGTTACTGACTCTTTGCCTCAAAGTGACCATATTGCCAAATGTCCTAAATTACAAGTTGTTGGAATTTCTGGTTTGGTATCAACTGTTATAAAATGTTTGGAAAGTGGAACTAGTATTAGCGAATTGTTCAATTGATTTATCATAAAAAATTGAAATATATATATTTTGATATGTTGTGTGGAATGTATAGGGTATTATAAAATGAATCGATTGCAATTACTAATATCTTTATATGTTGTATTATTGGTATATATAGGAACTCGTGTGAGATTTGACCCTATGAACCATAAATATATTTTAGGCATAAGTGAGGAACGGATATATTATGAATCCCCTAGTTTATATGATTTCAATTCTGATCCTAATAATACACTAATTTATGGTGATCTTATACTATCAGGAGAGTGTGCTTATGATAATAAATGTCCTGTTATGGTTGTACTTCATGGATCTTTAGGTTGGAAGGATCACCATAATAAATATGTGTCAGAATTGATTCGCAATGGGATTGGTGTGTTTAAGATATATTCGTTTGAATCTAGAGGTATAAGTATAACAAAAGGCTCACAATTATATGTAACTCATCAAATGATGATATCTGATGCATATTCTGTATTAAATGTATTAAGTGAATATGATGGTATTGATATGGATAATATTGGTATTACTGGATTTTCGTTAGGTGGTGCTGCATCAATACTATCTGGTTGGAATGTTTGTATGCATCAAGATAAACATAATACTGTGTATAATTTCAATATACATATAGGGATTTATCCTCCATGTTTTATAGTCCCATATGAAAAATTATGGACAGATAACCCTATGATAGCAATGATAGGATCAGAAGATAAATGGACACCTACCAGATCATGTGTGAAATTGTTTAGCAGTATATATGATAGTGATGATTATAGTATATTGAATAAACATTTGGTAATATATCCATATGAACATCACTCATTTGATGCTTCTGTACCTGTTACATATGTTAAGAATGCGCTTAATTTTGAAAAATGTAATTTTATTATAAGTCCTGATAATTACACATTGTATGATCAAGAATTGTGTGACTATATAGATTCTGTTTATAGTCGAATTAATATCTTCTCAAAATGTGCAACTATTGATGATCATTTAATAGGATATAATAATACTGTTAGCAGTATAAAGTTGCTAAATGATTATATCTACTATTCTAGTTTGTATATGCGATAATTTTATTTATATTGTTATAAATATATAGGATGAATGGTATTATGCTAAAACCACTTGAAATAATTGGTATGCTTGCTAAATTAAATAATAAATATAAAGAAGAATATGAAGCAAAACGTGCTAAATTTGATAAATTCCGTAAAGCATATATGAGTATATATGAGGGTAATAGTATTATTAGGGAAACTTTTGGATTAGATAAGACTTACCCATTAACAGGTAACATGATAGGTGGATATGTACCATTTGATAGTAATATGACTACTATATTTTATGGTATTAGTGTTTTACTTAAAAAGGCAACACAAAAATTAGATGATATTAAACAGATTGATGATCTTATAGAAGAATATTTTCTTGAAAGTCATAGGTTAAAAGTTGAATTATGTACATTTATTTTACTTTTGGGCGATAAGAATATATTTAAAACTGTCAAATCCAACTATAATAAACCAGATGTTCTTCGTGGAATTAAAAAATATGGAAATAATATTGTTGATAATATGAATAAGGCTACAGAAATTTCTAAAATGTATGTTGAGAAAAATATTAAATTCAATAAAAAAGACTACAGTAATCATTATTCATTATTAGAAAAATTAATGACATCTGATTGTGATGGACAATTGTTTGAAAATATACTTAAAGAACCTATGGATGATGATGAAGAAGATGAAGAGGAATTTTTGGAAGAGGAGGGAGAAGAAAACCAAAATAATAATAATGATGAGGAAGAGGAGGGATATGAGGAAGAGGAAGAGGAAGAGGAATTTTTGGAAGAGGAGGGAGAAGAAAACCAAAATAATAATAATGATGAGGAAGAGGAGGGAGAAGAAAACCAAAATAATAATAATGATGAGGGAGAAGAGGAAGAGGAACCTATTGATGATTCCGATTATGAGGAGCAGGAAAGATTACAACAACAAGATACAGCAAAAAGATTGGCAGAAGAAGAAGCAGAAAGGCAAAGATTAGAGCAAGAGGAGCAGGAAAGATTACAACAACAAGCTACAGCAAAAAGATTGGCAGAAGAAGCAGAAGCAAAAAGATTGGCAGAAGCAGAAGCAGACAAAAAATTGGAAGAAGAAGCAGCGCAATATCTGCTGGAAGAAGAAGCTGAAGCAAAAAGATTGGAAGAAGAAGCTGAAGCAAAAAGATTGGCAGAAGCTGAAGCAAAAAGGCAAAGATTAGAGCAAGAGAAGCAGGAAAGATTGAAGCAAGAGGAGCAGGTAAGATTGGCAGAAGAAGCAGAAAAGAAAAGACAAGATGAAGCTATAGCAAAAATATTGGAAAAAGTAGAAGCAGAAAGACAAGAGGAAGAAGCAGAAGCAAAAAGATTGGAGCAAGAAGCAGAAGCAAAAAGATTGGAAGAAGAAGCTGAAGCAAAAAGATTGGAAGAAGAAGCTGAAGCAAAAAGATTGGAAGAAGAAGCTGAAGCAAAAAGATTGGAAGAAGAAGCAGAAGCAAAAAGATTGGAAGAAGAAGCTGAAGCAAAAAGATTGGAAGAAGAAGCTGAAGCAAAAAGATTGGAAGAAGAAGCAGAAAGGCAAAGATTGAAGCAAGAGGAGCAGGAAAGATTGAAGCAAGAGGAGCAGGAAAGATTGGTAGATGAAGCAAAAAGATTGGCAGAAGAAGCAGAAAAGAAAAGATTGGCAGAAGAAGCGGAAGCACAAACAGACAAAGAAAAAAACGAAAAACTTTCAAAGAATTTATTATATGAATTAAAGAAAAAATTTGGCGTGCCACAAATTGGGGGGAACGTAACCGTTGCAGCAACCCTTACTAAAAGAACAATAACTAATACAAAGTTACAGGATGTCAAAGATAACGAACATGTAGTGTATGGTTTATTTTATGCTGTAATTAATTTGGATAATTATATTGATATGAAGTATGAATTATTTAAAAAAATAGTCGATTATATTAGCAATAATATAAACTTAGATCCCAATAATATCATTGCATTAATGACAAAAGAAGATTGGGACAATAAGAAGGAAATTATTGAGTTAGAGGATAAACAGGGAAAAACAGCAGATGAAGAAGAAAAATTAGAAAAGTTAAAAATAAAACAACAATTATATGAGAAAGTTCACGAAAAAATACTTGAGGATAAAAATGGAAAACCGGAAGCATCCAATAATAACAATAATAACAACAATAATAACATAGGTGGTGGAAATTATTACTACAACAAATACAAAAAATATAAACATTTATACAGGAAACAAAAAAAATATAGTATAAGAAAAGGATTAGATCCAGTTACCAATATAAATATGTTGTTGAATAGTATATCCAGAAAGAATATTGATGATATTGATACATTATCAATGATATAATAAATACAAATAATTTGTATATATATACATATATATATATATACAAATGTCAAGAGAAGATAGATTAAAAAAAATATTTGCAAGTACACAAGAAGAGGAGGAAGAAGAGGAGGAAGAAGAGGAGGAAGAAGGTAATTATAGTTTGTTTGGCGATCCTCATAGTGATGATGATGATGATGTTGGTTATTCCTTCCAATTTTTCCAAAAAACAGATAGCAATCAAAAAAAGTTTGATATAACTGATAAAAAATTCGATAGTTTATTCGATAGTGATGATGATAATGAATGGGAAAAATATCTTAAATGGTATGACAATATAGATAAAAATGTGAAATACATATACTCCCAAAATAACATTTATAATAAAAATATGTTTCTTAACTATTATGAAAAATATATGGGACAAAATATAAACCAAGTAGGTATTACAACAGCATATCCTCAGCAGATAAAGCCGCCACCTGGATTGGTTAATATAACAAATTCATGTTTTGTTAATTCAGCTATTCAACTCCTTTATAGGATGTGGGATGTAACTTATTTTATCACACAACCAAACATTTTAAGCCAATATTCAAAATATATTTCCAGAATAAAAAAAGGCAAGTATAACATAGGAATATCGCTTTACGGATATTTACAACTGCTTAGATATATGAGGAAAAATCATGACAAACAATATGTAAAGGCGGAAGATATTATATTTACATTAGATGATATAATTGATGATGCATGTGAGGATAAATACAACCATTTTATAAATGGGGAGAAGGACAAATATGGTGCAAACCCAGAATATAGAACTATAATGAAAGATGAAAGATACAAATTATTAGTGGAACAAGCAAAAAATATTTTTAATAATGCAACACAATCTGACAAGGATGATTTTGTAAAGGTATACACCTCGCCAGAATACTTTGCTTTACAAAATTTTGATAAATACAAAGACATAAATTTAAATAATAAATCATTACGTGATTTATCGACTGATTTTAATGGTGGTAACAGAGATAATATCATTAATAATATGAAAAATGTAATTGGTAAGTTAACTAATAAACAAAAAATAGGAATATCAGATAATTTTAGTGATGAAGAAAAACCTGAAGGATTTTATGATAATAAATGCAAACAATGGTCCTTTTATGATATAAATTCCCATAGAAAACAGATAGGTTTTGAGTCTTGTTCTAGGCATGAAGATTCTGGCGAATTTTTACAAAATTTGTTAGATCTTTACAATTTTAATTGTGCGTATGAAACACAACCTCTTAATATATCAAATGATACTGTATGTACAGCCAACAAAACATTAAAAAAATGCTTTCCAAAAAATGACCCTAGATTAAGCATAAAGTATACCCAAACACAAATTACACATGACATACCTGCATATATAACACAAGATAATACAAAAATCAGTGGAAAAGCAGAAATAACAAATGAATATAAATATCATATTATAGCAAAAAATCTAACAACCTGGCCCGATTATGGATATAAAAAAGCCAAAGGTAAAATAACACTAGCACAAGGTAATGGGTTCATCTACATTCAAAATACTATTTACAATTTAGTGGCTATGGTTTGCCACAGTGGGGAGGGAACGGATGGAGGTCATTATATAGCTTATGTAAAATATGAAGACAAGTGGTACAAGTATAATGATTCACAAGTTGAAAAAATTAATTTTGATTTTAATAATGTAAATAATTTTTATGAAACTTTAAGGAAACATGACAAAACTTTAACTCCAACAATTATGTTATATGAAAGGGATAGTGAGGACAATAGTGAGGACAAATGGATAAATCCTCAATACGTACCTAGCAAATTGCATGATTATATAATTGATTGTTAATTGTAACTTATAATATAATGTAGTATTATATTATATTGTATGGCTGATATAGATGCTAATAATAGGGAAACTAGACTTAAAAAAATATTTCCAGATAAATATGAAGAATATGTCAAAATTTATAATTATGTAAGTGATTCGGCAGACAAACTAACCATAAAAAAATATATTTCTTCTGATCTGTTTAGTAATGATAATTATTATAATTTTATCAATAATAATATTTCAAAAAATAATAATTTTTTGAAAAAGAAGAAAAATTTGTTTATGGAAGGGATTGAGAAAATTAGAAATAATCAAGATACTATCACATACATGAAATATGATAATACATATTGTGTTAAATATGATGAAAGTAGTGAAAATATAACATATCCAGATTATTTTGATAGGTTAATTTATCTGGATATTCCTGAATTGAAAATGCAATCTGAAGAGACTAAATATCACATAAAGCAAGAATCCCAATCAATGAAAACACAATATGATAGTGCATTTCCAGAAGGCAAATATTCGTTTAATAAGGATGATAATTCGTATGATGTATGGGTTGCATTTGCAAATGCTTATATGGGAGGAGGGATATTTTCTTATGGATTTGTACAAGAAGAAATCATGTATCTTGAAATACCCCAAATATCCGCTCTACTTCATGAATTAGGAGTTTTAGCGAATAAGGATACTTATAAAGGTAATTATGACACTAGTAAATTTAGAACACGAGTTAAAAATCCACTTACTATATATAGTCCAAAAGTTATATCAGAAGCATGTCCGACACCAATTTTAGTACAAAATGTAACCAGAGTATTGGATATTAAAGCATATGGGAGGGGGGAAAAACCGAGCAATCTCGAGAATATGAATAACTATTATAGCATAATAAAAAAGCAAAGTGGTATAAATGTATTAGCGATTGCTGCACCAAATGTAAAACCATCCCTTAAGGATAAAGGTTACACAAAACAGTACCATAATTTCAAAAATATCGTGCTTTATACTAAATTTCCGGAATCATATGCAAAATTTATTATATACGACCTATTCAATACGATAGTTAAAGGGTTTGAACTAGCCATAATGAGTTCACCACCAAATACTCCTATAACAGTCCATAGTGGAAAATTAGGATCTGGTGATTTTAAAAATGACCCTGTACTTGTTGGTGCATTGCATCATATCGCTAAATTATACATAAATCATATTTACAAAATTATTTTTGATGTAAAATTATGGTATTACGGGGATAGCGAAACGAAAGATACAATAAATCTGTTTAATAGTGCACTTGATGATATTTACGAAAAGGATATATCAATAAAAAGAATATTGAATATTTTATATGACAAATATAAAGAATATGCTGCAAAAACAACAAATAAAAAACCAAAAACAACAAATAAAATCCTAAAATCAATCCTAAAATCACAACAAAAGAGTTATCCCAAAAAAACTTTATCTTGGGATCCGCTCCTACAAGATTAATATATATAATTATTATATATACTGTATGTCGAGTGAACCTATAAATATGAGAAGAGATCTCATTTTCAAAATAATTGGAAAACGTGATACAACATATTTAAATTTATACACTAAAATATCACAATATGTTAGGGAACTTGAGTTAACAAGTATTGATAATAATCAATCTGAATATTTTGATAATAATAAGTTAGATAAAATTAATAAGGAAATAGATGAAATTATAAAATATATAAAGCAAGGTGCACAATGTACACAAAAATATATTAATTGGTACAATGATAATACATTATATTTTTGTGGTTCCTACAACAATCTGTATGATCCGTTTCAAACTTATATATTTACACCATTATATATTATTGACACATCCGATATAGACAAAAAAATACGTGGTGTATCATATTCAGATATATTAACTATTCTCCCCAATTTAGATTTTCCCAAGCAAAATAACGGTTGGGATATTGATACATTACAATATAATGATAAAGATAAAGAAACAATTATATTTTGGAAAAATGGTAAAATATTTGCATATCTACTTTATTATAAGAATAATGATAAAATTCCTTACAGAAAAATATATAATAAGCATGCACTATTTGCGGTTTTGCCAGATAGTAATAAAATAGATGCTAAAAAAATAAAACAAATTGTTGAAAATATATGTGATTCTATACAATTATATAATAATACATATAATAAATCTGGTTCTAATATCAAAAGGCTTCGTTTATTTGAAATAAATACAAATAGATATCAAAAAATCTCACCAAATGATCTTTATACTGCAATACTTGAAGGTATAAGATACAGTAAATTGGAACAATGTATGATTGAATTATCTGATCCAGGTAATTCATTCAGAGAGTTTGCCATAATCTATTATAAAAAAAATAAATAATTAGTAACTAAAAGTAGTAG